TACAGAGCGTTTTAACATATGTAAAACATGTCCAGAACTAATACACCTAACAAGCCAATGTAAAAAATGTGGTTGTTTAATGAATCAAAAAACTAAACTGCCAAATGCAGAATGTCCTTTAGGAAAATGGGGACAGGTTAGAGTTTCTTTTAAAGAAGATTAATCAGGATATCTTGCTAACCACTCTTTAGTCTTCCAAGTAATACCCTTCCAGGCAGACCAGTCTTTACCACCATCACTCATATGATAAGCGATTTCTGCATTTCTAACTGGATCAAATAAGTCTTCGTTAGACTTTAGGTTAAACTTATCCCGTCGATCTTGACCCATTGATCCTAACATATTGATTTGAAATAGGCCATAGGAATTATCTCCAGTATTTCTATTGGGATTCCAAGAATTAGGAGTACCCATAGATTCTTTCATTACTGTTGCCCAAGCAACTTTTAGTGCATATCCTTCAAACCCTACAGACTTTAATATTTTAATTAGTTCATCTTTTTCAAGAGGGGTTCCATATTTATACTTTTTCTTAGTTTTATTATTTTCTTCTTCAGAAACCAAAAAAACCGCCTCAGCGGTTTGTGCTTCACTTTTTGAAATTGTACTACTCAAATTATTTTCAGCATTAGCGCTAGAATTAGAAAATATTGCAATTCCAGTTACTGCTGCGAGTACCCCAATCACTATCTTATTAGTTGTCATGACTGTTCCTCCTTAGAAACAAAAACACCATAAAGTTATGGTGTTACTCACTAGTATATCATGGATTTGGATATTGAGTCAACTTAAAGACTTAATGTGATATAATTTCTTTATGGCTAAATACCGCAATCCAGACGAATCAGAGATGGATGTAAAGGCTCCTTCTACCTACAATATTGGAAATAAGCCACCATTGGTTAACTGGACGGTTGTAATTGGCGATAGCGCCTCTTTTAGAATATATGTACAAGATGATGCAGGAGATCCAATTGTAGTCGATGATTGGGACATTGAGGTCGATTTTAGACGGTACTCTGATAACGTTGGAGATGATTTAATATTTAAATTAACACCAGTACAATCAGTAACTGATGGAGATGGAGAATTTATAGTTTCTTTAACTCCCGCTCAATCTAAACAACTAAGAACTGGTGATGTTTTTGATGTTCAACTTTCTGACCCTACTAGGGTTTGGACGGTATGTCAAGGAGAAATGATCATGCTTGGCGAAGTTACAGATCAATCATAATGGCTAAAGCAATTCTTACTGACATTAAAACAAAAACTAAAATAACTCCAATAAAAGATTTTAAATCTTCAAAAATAAAAACAGTTGACTATTCTAAAAGGGTATCAATAAATCAAATACTTCCATTTAAAATAAAGTTAACTAACATAGGTATTGAAGGTATAAATCCTTTAAATCCTCCAGGAATTGGTATGCAAGTTATTGGTTTTTCTAACTATATTTTGTAATAAAATTATGTTATAATATAAACATGGCCCGTCTATCACTAGCAAACTTAAAGTTAAGATTTCAAACAGGAGATCGTCCTTCACAGACGGACTTTGAAGATTTTATTGACACAGCAAGCGCTCAAGCAACAGATTTGGGTAGTGCGGGAAACAATGAGTCAACAATCAACGGCATTGAAAGTGCTACAGTAATTGATAATTTTGATGCAACAGAATGGAGATCTGTTAAGTATTCGGTCTCTATTAAAAAGACTTCTGGTGGCGAAAATAAATACTACGCAACAGAACTGGTTGTTCTTGCTGACAGTACAGATGTATCTGTCACTGAGTATGGCCTTATTGACAACAATGGGAATATTGGCACCATTAGCGTCTCCCGTGCTGGAAATACAGTATCCTTAACGGTTACTCCAGTAATCGGTATAACCCCAATCACTGTACGTTATTCACGTACGGGATTAAAGGCATAAGAAAAAGGAGATAAAAAATGGCAACAGTAGATAAAGATTTTAAAGTAAAAAAGGGTTTAATTGTTGAAGGCACATCAGCAACTGTTAATGGTAAGAATGTTATTACAGCAGGCGTTGTAGATGCTAAAGGTGATTTAATTGTTGGTAGTGCAGATGATGCAGTAGCAAGACTTGGCGTTGGAAGCAACGGACAGGTCCTTACTGCAGCGTCAGGTGCAACTTATGGCGTTCAGTGGTCAGATCCAGCAGCAGTTGGTGTATTCGGAGAAAGCATTATATTCGAAGGTGCAACAGCAGATGCTTATGAGACAACACTTGCAGTAACTGATCCAACCGCAGATCGGACTATCACACTCCCTGACGCAACTGGTACAGTAGCATTAACTTCAGATGTTTCAACACACGCAGACCTTACAGCAGCACACGGTGCTACAGGAGCAGTAGTTGGTACAACTAATACACAGACACTTACTAACAAAACATTAACATCACCAAAGATTAACGAAGATGTTGTTATGTCAGCAAGTTCTACAGAACTTAATATCCTTGATGGAGCAACTCTTTCTACAACAGAACTTAACTATGTAGATGGCGTTACTTCAGCAATTCAAACTCAGTTGAATGCTAAGGCTGCTTCTTCAGATCTTACAACTCACACAGGTGCATCAACTGGCGTACATGGAGTTACAGGTTCAGTAGTTGGTACAACTGATACTCAAACACTTACAAATAAAACATTGACAAGCCCAACTCTTACAACTCCAGCACTTGGTGTTGCAACTGCTGATTCTATCAATGGTACAAGTATTCCAAGCACAAAGACTCTTGTTGTAACAACAGATAAGTTGAACGTACTTGCAGCAACATCTTCTTCAGAACTTGCTGGTATTATCTCTGATGAAACTGGTACTGGAGCACTTGTTTTTGCTAATACCCCAACACTTGTAACACCAAACATTGGTGCTGCAACTGGTACATCTCTTGTTTTGTCAGGGGATTTAACAGTAAACGGTACAACAACCACAATTAACTCAACAGAAATTACAGTTGATGACAAGAACCTTACACTTGGTTCAGTCGCAACTCCAACAGATGCAGGTGCAGACGGTGGTGGTCTTACTCTTAAGGGTACTACAGACAAAACCTTCTCATGGATTGATGCAACTGATTCATGGACATCTTCTGAGCACATGGATCTTGCTTCTGGCAAGGTATTAAAGATTAATGGAACTGAAGTTCTGTCAGCAACACAGTACACTGGAAATGCTGCAACAGTTACAAATGGTATTACTACAGCAAGCAAGATCTCAGCACTTGCTGCAACATCATCTTCAGAACTTGCAGGAGTTATTTCAGACGAGACAGGAACAGGCGCATTAGTATTTGCTAATACACCAACTCTTGTTACTCCAGAAATTGGAGCAGCAACAGGTACAAGCCTTGCTCTTCCAGATGCTCTTATTGGATCTGCAACAGGAACTGCTGCTGCAACTGCAACAACTATTGATACATGGTCAGCAACAACATACTCAAGCGCTAAATATATCGTACAAATGAAAAAGGGTACTGATATTGAAGTAATTGAATTGCTTGTTACTATTGATGGATCAAATAACGTTTACTTAACAGAGTATGCTGATGTAGTTAGCAATGCTGAACTAGGCACAACAAACGCTGTTTACAGTGCTGGAAATGTTCTTCTTCAAGTAACTGGCGCATCTGCAGATACAAGCGTTAAAGTAAGCAAGACATACATCGAAGCATAACAAATAAAAAGTAGGGGGTAGTAAATGCCAACAACAGATAAAGACTTCAAGGTCAAGAATGGCTTAAATGTAGCCACAACAGGCATCTTTGGAGGAACTGTTACAGTTGCTACCCCAACTCAAAATACTCACGCAGCAACTAAGTTGTACGTTGATACGGTTGCTGGAAATGCAAACGTTGTCCCAACGGAAGCAACTGCACCTCTTAATCCAGTAGATGGACAAATATATTTTGATACAGTTACGCAACATCTTTCAATATATTCAACGGATGCTGCAGAATGGATTATGATTGCTACTTTTGATGATACTGCAAACTTGAGACAACATATTCACGATACTGCAATTGATGGAACGGGACTTATTACTACTGTTTTTCAAGATGCAGGAGCATATGACGATGTGTTTTCTTCAACACAAATTGCAGGATTCTATGACACAGTAGAGTGGTTAACTAGTTATGATGGCGGAAGTCCGTTAGATAACTTTAATTAATCATATGTTATAATAAAGAAAGAATAAAATCTAGGGGGATTAAATTATGGCAACAAGAATGCAGCAGAGAAGGGGTACTGCAGCACAATGGGTATCAACAAATAGTGGCAATGGCCCAATCCTTGCAGCCGGAGAAATCGGTTACGAGTCAGATACTAATAAATTTAAAATTGGTGATGGCACCAACCACTGGCTAAACCTTGATTACTTCATAGACGCAGACAGTACAACAAACCCCCAATTTGGCTCAAACATTAAATTTGAAGGTGCTACAGCAAATGCTTTTGAAACCACCCTAGCAGTAGTAGACCCTACAGCAGACCGTACCATCACTCTTCCAGATGCAACAGGAACAGTCGTTTTGGCCGACGGTAGTGGAAATGTTACAGTATCAGGGGATTTAACAGTAAGTGGTACAACTACTACTATTAACAGCACAACAATTAATGCTACAACAGGAATTGTTTTTGAAGGTGCAACAGCAGATGCATATGAAACTACTTTAACAGTAGCAGACCCTACAGCAGATCGTACTATCACTTTTCCAAACGCTACAGGAACAGTAGCATTAATGTCAGAAGTTTTACCATTAGGTGGCGGAACAATGACTGGCGCACTTGCAATGGGATCAAATAATCTTAGTGGATTACCAACTCCTTCCGCAAACGATCATCCAGCAACAAAAGGTTATGTAGATACAACATTTTTTCCATTAACAGGTGGAACGATAAGTGGAAATCTTACATTTGAAGGCGCAACAGCAAATGATTTTGAAACTACCATATCAGTATCAGACCCTACAGCAGATCGTGCTATTAATTTTCCAGATGCAACAGGAACAGTAGCATTAACTTCAGACATTCCATCAGTTGCTGGAATGGTAACAGAATCTGGAACTCAAACACTTACAAACAAGACTTTAACACTACCAAAGGTTAATGAGAACGTAGATTTAACATCAACTTCTTCAGAACTTAATATTCTTGATGGAGCAACTCTTTCAACTACAGAATTAAACTATGTAGATGGTGTAACTTCAGCCATTCAAACACAATTAGATGCTAAAGCACCACTAGCCTCTCCTACATTCACAGGAACTGTAACACTTCCTTCAGGAACCGTTACATCTGCAATGATTGCTGATGGAACAATTGTTGTTGGAGATTTAGCAGATGGTGCAGTTACTTCTGCAAAAATTCTTGATGGAACAATTATTAATGCTGATATTAACGCATCTGCTGCAATTGACTGGACCAAACTTGGTATCTCTTCAACCGTATCTTCAACAGAAATTGGATATGTTGATGGAGTAACTTCAGCCATTCAAACACAGTTAGACGCTAAGGCTTCTCTTTCAGGAGCAACATTTGTAGGCGCAGTATCTGGAACAGACTTAACGCTTTCTGGAAACTTAACGATTAATGGAACTACAACAAATCTTAATTCAACTAACCTTGTTATTGAAGACAAAAACATTGTTCTTGGAGATACAGGAACTCCTACTGATACAACTGCAGATGGCGGAGGTATTACACTTAAAGGCGCAACAGATAAGACTTTTAACTGGGTAGATGCTACAGATTCTTGGACATCCTCTGAGAACATTAACCTTGCTTCAGGAAAAGATTTAAAGGTTAACGGAACTTCAGTTCTTAGCACAACTGCTGGTGGATTTATTTTTACCGACGGTACACAAACAAAAGAAGGAACTCCTTCAAGAACACCAATTATTCAAAAAACAGCAGAATACACTCTTTCATCACTAACAGAGAGAGACTCTTTAATTGAAGTTTCACATACAGGTGGAACTGCAGTTAAGGTTTTAATCCCAACAGATGCTACACTTAATTATCCAGTCGGAACATCAATTGATATTCTTCGAACAAATACTGGCGAAGTGACAATTGAAGCAGTAACACCAGTAACAACAACAGTAAATGGAACTCCTGGATTAAAACTTCGTGCACAATGGTCATCAGTAACATTGTTTAAGAGAGCAGCAAATCTTTGGGTTGTAATGGGAGATTTAAAAGCATAATAAAAATGGGGGAATACAATGGCAATACAAAGAGGTAAAGATCGTGGTGTTAGAAAAGCATCTGTTCCAGATGTGGTTACTGTTGCAAGAACAACAGCACAGGCATCAATTACTGCTCTTGGCTTCACCTATACAGAAACAGCAGAAACAACTGGAGATGCTGGATTAGATCAAAAAATTAAAACACAGAGTATTGCTGCAGGAACAGTGTCAAATCTAGGAACAAATATTGAATTAGTTTATTATAATTATGTATATCCTGGCTTTAGTCACTATGCTGGCTTTGCTCACTATGCTGGCTTTGGCCACTACGGTGGCTTCTATCATGGCTTTGGTCACTATGCTGGCTTTGCTCACTATGCTGGCTTTGGCCACTATGCTGGCTTTGCTCACTATGCTGGCTTTGGCCATCATTATGACCCTTACTTTATGTCAGTTTCTGGAAATACTGGAATTTTGACAATTAATGGCAGAAAAAATGCAGCAGATATTGAGGTTGGAGATGTTCTTGTTGGTTTAGATTTTGCTGGAACTGAAAATATAGATCCAAATACATGGAGCACTACAAATTTTACAGATAATGGAAAAGTTCAAACCACTGTTGTTTCAGTAAACAGCAGAACGACTACACATGCATATCAAATAAATGGTGACATTTATTCTGAAACACATTGGATTTTATGTAAAAAAGACGATGTTGTAAAATTTAAACTTGCAAAAGATTTATCTATAGATTATGAAATTTATTCAGCAACTGACTCTACTTGGGCTCCAGTCCTAGACTTTGAAGAAATTGATTTTATAGATATGGTTTATTCCATAAACTGCGAGCCATATGATAATTTCTTTACAGAAAACATGCTTGTTTTTGACTATAATCCGTCAACAGATTGATTATAAGTGAAAACTCCAAATCACGAGCACTACCCTAAACCAGAAAAATATTCTATGGAAATTAAACATGTTTCTTTAGATAAAAAAAATGTAAATACTCCATTTTTAATTAGTCCAAGAATTGCTGAAAGAACTTATATTTTTTCAGAAAAGGTAAGGCTAGAAGAAAAAGTAAATCCAACAAACAACTATCAGGTAGAATGGCAAAAAGAGTATGAAAATGATTTAGAAATTTTTGTTCCACAAAATAGATGGGTTCATGAAGTTACTAGAAAGCCAGAGTTGGTTGATAAATCAAAATATAAAATTACATTAGATGCAGACATAAAATTGCAGGGGTCACAAGAAGGGCTTCAATTACTCAGCAGAACGCTTCTCCCCTATGTTGAAAAAACAAAAGATTTTAATAAAGAATTTTTACATTACTATAATTCAAACAAAGAAAAGTATCTTGAGCCTTCATATAGTTGGATATTTAGATGGACTCCAAAAAATGCTTGCAAATTGTATTTTTATTCAGATGAAGGAATAGAGAATGAAACACTAACAAAAACTCCTTATGCTATAATTGATTACAATGGAGAAGATGAAAATGTAAAAATTCCTTTTTTAATTAATAAGGAGTTTTTTCCAAAAAGAACATACATTAAGCATGATTCTGTTATACTATATATGGAAATGGAATAAATATGAAAAAAAAAGCAAAAATAGCATTTATACCAAAAACAGAATATGTTCCAGCATACTGTCCAAAACCAGAACTAATGTCAAAAAATTTGCCAATATGGTGGAGAGAACAGTCTGCATACGTTAATGGCAAAAAAGAAATAAATAATGGTCAATTTAATGAAACAGTAAAAAAATGTCCAGGAATTTTTGATTTATTGACTAGTGGATATCTTTTAAAAACTCCGTGCGATGTTCATATTGACGCAACAGGAGATAAGATTGTTGCAAAATATCATGATACTCATAATTTATCTTTTGGACTTCACCCAAGTGAACAAATAAGTTCTTGGGACTATGATAGAAATATTTTTATGAATGATGCATTTAGAATAAACCCAATGTGGGTTGTAAAAACACCACCAGGATATAGTACTTTATTTTTACACCCTTCCTTTCAGGATGGACTTCCATTTAGAACAGTTTCTGCAATTATAGACACTGATAAGTATGTTTCAGATGGACCATACTCTTTATTAGTTAGGCGTGGATTTGTTGGAATGATTGATCAAGGAACTCCACTTGTACAGTGTATTCCTTTTAAAAGGGAAGAGTTTAGTATGGAAATATTACAAAATCCAGATTTAACTGTTTTTGGACCACTAAATTATATCATTCGGGCTAAATTTAGTGGATCTTATAAAAAGTTTTTACATAGCAAAAATGTTTACAAGTAGTGGATAAACAAGAGTTTTTATATAATAAAAAAGAAAATGTAGAAGATCTTACGGTTGATTTTTGGACCTCAGATGCATATATTAATACAACCTTGTCACCAGTTCCAGCAATTGATAATCTTCCAAAATGGTGGAAAGATAGGCCACTGTATCAACTTTCAGACAATCCATTAGATTTAATGGTTACAAATAATAATGGAGCAGATTCAGCAAATATTAGTATTAAACATTGTATGCCTTATTTTGATTCTTTAACTGCCGGATATCATTATAGGCTACCAACTAATGTTTATGTTAAAAAAACAGAAGATCCTAATAAGCCAGACATTACCTGGGACGAAGATGATCCAAGACCAATAGAAATGAGAGGAATGCTTGAAATTCCAGTTCCTAGTGGCTGCTATCCCATTCACTTCCTATGGGATATGAGATGGGGTACACGAACTCCTAAAGGATGGTCAGTGTTAATTACTCATCCACTTGGAAGATGGGATTTGCCATTTATTACAATGACAGCGATTCAAGATTCTGATAGATGGTTTACTAATAATGTTGTAACATTTTTTCTTAGAAAAGATTTTGAGGGAACGATTCCAAAAGGAACTCCAATCATGAGTTTAGTACCAATGAAAAGAGCAAATTGGCAAATGAATATAGACCATAGTATAATGAATGAAGGAACTTGGGATCTAGAAAGAAAAAGAAACTATCTTTATGGATTTTATAAAAAACATCGATGGATAAGAAAGAAATATAGGTGAAACATGTACGGGAATAAAGAACAAAATAGTAATAGTAAATCTAAAATACCTCAAAAGTTTTTCGAAAGGTTTTTAGATAATGATTTAAAACAACTAGAACGTTTTTTAATTGAACAGTATAAAAGAATTGAGGCTGGAGAATTAATAAAAGGTAATTTAAACCAAAATACACCTTGGGATTCTTCTGGTAGTCAAACAACAATTAATTGGAATAAGTACAATGCATTTCAATTTTATATTCCAGAAACGTATAAACTTTTTCAATCAGTTAGAGATATGACAATAGAGGCATGTGATTATTATGGATTAGACTTTAAAAAAGAAAAATTTATGGCTCAGTCTTGGTTTAATGTAAATTATAATCATATTGGAAAACTAGACTGGCATGAGCATGGTGGATCAGGTGCTCCATACTTTCATGGTTATTATTGTGTAAATGCAGAGCCATCAATAACACATTATAAAGTTTTCAATAAAGAAGTAGAAAATCATAACAAAAACAATCGTGCAATTTTATCAGAAACTGGACATCCACATGCAATGGGTGATTGGTCATGGGAAGGTCCAAGAATTACAATGGCATACGATGTTATTCCATTAAGATATATTCCTAAAGAATGGGAGCAACATTGGATACCTATGCTATAATTTTTTTATTACTATCGTTATTTTTATCTTTGTTTTTAGTTTTATTTAATTTAAAGTTAACCATAAAAGTTTTAAAAAAAGAAATATTAAGATATAAAAAAATAATTGTAAGTTATCAAACAAAAGAAGCAAATTTTAAAAATAATGCAGATTTATCTTTAT